CCGTCCTCGGCCCGCATCATACGGGTGATAACGAGTCGGCGGGAGGAGAGACCCGTGGGGGTGTTGAGTTGGAAGGTGACGTTCTTCATGCTAGGTGCTCCGATGGAAATAGGGTGCATCGACCGCGAAGATCGGCCGACCGTAGCACCCTAGCTCCTTGGGACACCTAGATGCTTGATAGAAACCTGATTAGGGGCTAGCCTATACTTACCCCCGAGCAGGTAAAATAGCAGTTTCGATTCTCAGCGACTCCGGCGTAGCTTCCCCGAGGGGCAGGAAGGGGGGTTGATCTCCCGCTCTACCCCGGGCGGGCGCTCGAAACCATCGGCCGAGGCTCGGCAGTGGAGGAGGTTTCCTTTGTTACCCGTGACCTCTAGACGGATGGTGAAGTCCTCCCCCTGAGCCATCGCGTCGCAGAAGTAGTGGTCGAACTTCGCCATCCCCCGCAGGAATATGGCTAGCGATTCGTCATCCTTGAGCGTCTTTCGGTAGTCGGTTTCCTTGTTCAACTGCGATCTCCATAGCGTTGGCATTGTAGAACATCACTTCGACTTCGCAGCCCGCCCACCTGCGTATCATCGCCCGCATCCTCGCCATCTGCCCTGCGTCGTAGTTCACGTAGGTTCTCACGAGGACCCGATCCCCATCTTGGAACCTGATCCGCGAGCAGTCGACCTCGGCGATATTGGGATTACCCATCTCAGTTCCTCTTCCAGGACTCCCCGTCGTCGTCGGGGTCATCGAACAATATGCTCACGTCGTCCTCTATCTTCCCTCGCGAGAAGGTGAGGGAGAACTCGGCGATCTGTCCCTCCTTCACCAAGTCCATCCTCCGAGCGATGGACTGGAACAAGTCACTAGCCGTCCTTCCGCGGGCCATCGAGAACCCTAGGAACATACCTACCACCAACCCAAACGTAAAGGTGTACCACTCCATCGTCAGTCCCTCCACTCGATCGTTTTCCGCTTCTGGTTGCGAAGATCAGCGTTGGCGTCTAAAGACCACTGTGCCAGGTGACGGGTAGCCCGCTTCTCACCCTCGGTGTTGCGTAGGTCACCCCGCTGGTGCCTACTCCGCATCGTCACCCATAGGAGGAAGGCACTCTTCATCTCCAGTGGTAGTGTCAGCATCGTGTGGGTTATTCGTAGGTGTGCCTCCTTCAGCTCCTCTAAACGCTCTTGGACTGCCTCCCCGAGGGCTACCATATCCTTGTCTGAGGGATTCAACCCCTCCGAGCTATGCCCGTTCCCTAAGTGAATCTCCATACCGTTCTCCTAGTTGGTTACTCTTCACCCTGTTGCTCTTGGCGAGCATAGTATTCCTCGATCAGTGACCTTGCCTCCTCGTCTTGCATCCCCATCTCCATAGTGATCGTACACTGGCAATTGCAACGATCCTTCGCTGGGAGGCTGGTGTGCCCAGGCCAGGGGACGATGACCCCGTTCAAGTCCCACATCCCATCGTCATCTGCTGGCACCCCGTCTAGGTCAGCGTGGGCCTCGCGAGTTGTCGGTCCCAGCACGCTGAGCCACGTCGCCCGCATCTTCAGCTCGGGTACGTCGTTGGCTAGACCGTCCATTTCCTCCCGACGTGCTCCATTCAGTGCATTCCCCGACTCCGTGCGAGCGATGTTGTACGATCGGCTGCGGGCGTAGTCGTCGTCTCCTAGCGACTCCTCGATGTCGGCGGCCATATCTCGGATGCTGCGACCGTCTCTCAACCCCGCTTGGAGAATCTCCTCCGCCCTCCCGCCCGTCGTCTCGCTGATATTGTCCCAGTAGTCTTGCCCAAAAGACTCATTGAGTTGCTCGGCGATACGCTTCTTCATTACCTCAGGCAGCTCAAGCAGTACCCCGACGTCAGTAGTCCCGGAGTCCAGGATCATCCCCATGAACTCCTCCAAGTCCTCGGGGTTCTCGTCCAACCACTCCATCGCCGTGCTAGCCTTGATGTACAGACCTCTCCTAGGTCTTGTAGACTTCCTAGGCTTTCTATTACTGATACGTATCTCTTCGAGACCCAGCGTCAAAGACGCATCAACAACTTTAGGGTAACTCACTGATAATCCCCGAACTATCCTCTCAAGAGTATCTCGATCAATATCAAATCCAACTCGGCTTGATACTTCTTCTCTCAATGAAGGAGACGCTCTCCCAGAGGTATTCAACAGATAAGTACCGTTCGGTACTCTCAAGACACCCTCCTCTACCACCATTCTCAACGCCGTAGGATCATTAGGCATACCAATACTAGCCAAATCTTGGTCAGATAAGCTACTCAACCCCGTATGGATGACTCGATCCATCTCTTCTTTCGGCTGGCTTCTATCCCCCGTGTCTGCCCCTTCCTGAGTCCACTGATTACCCCTGAACTCATGACCCTGCACATCACCCTTCTTTCGTAGTCGGCTCTTGCGACCGACGTTCACCCCAGGGCCATGAACTGACCCTTGACTGCTTTGGCCATACCGACGGCCAGTACGGGGAGGGCTGCGTTCGTGATCTTCTTACGCCACTCGTCGGGGTCGAACGCCTGCTTGATCAGCTTAGACGAGGTAGCCTTGGTGTCTAGTTCGCCCAACGGGCGAAGAACAACTGATCGCCCATCGCCTGAGCAATGGACAGCTCTTGCTGGAGGAAGTCCACGTGGTCCTCCGTCTCCTTGAGGATATGCTTGAGGATGTCCATCGTCGCGAAGTCCCTCAGCTCCAGCGCCTCCTGGACCCACTCCGTGTATTGGTCGGCCACGGCGATCTCGCCTGCTAAGTCCTCTGAGAACTGCTTGCTCAAGACAGTAGCCGTCGGCAGAAAGGGCTCCGGCGATACCCAAGGGATGACCCCCAGGAACGCACTCCGATCCGCTACCATCTGAGCGTGCCCCCGCTCCTCGGTCGCCTCCTTCTCGTAGTAGTCCACCAGCTTCTTCATCCCCAGGTTGCGCCAGTAGACCGCTCTTCCCCAGTAGTGCTGACTCACCGTCAGCTCGGTGCTCACCGCCTTCTGGAGTAGGTCCGTGATCCTTTTGTCTTGTATCGCTGCCTTCGGTATCGCCATCGCTATTTTCCTTATATCGTTGATTAGTTGAGCTTGACTTCTTACCTACTAATTTGATCCAGGTTGGCTCGCTCGCTCTGGGTGAGAACTTAAGATAGTCGATCACCACCTCCTCGCCATCTACGTCGACCATACCCACGTACTTCTGGCCGGCTCCAGCCTTCACATAAGCAAGCGTGATGTGACTGTGGTAGTCCTTGTGAGTCTCTGTGTGGGGGAGCTGGGCTAGATCTTCATTTAGTTGCTTAGCGTCTTCACTCTCGACGTCAATCTTCACCACATCATACATCTCGTCCCCATGCTGGAGCTGCTTTTCACTAGCGGGGAAGATAGAAGTCTTACCAAGTCTCAGGCGAATCGGGTGATGAGACGAGGCAATTGAAATTACACCAGTAGGGTCATCATCCTCAAGACCATATCGAATTGTACAGTGAACTTCACCCTCGCGACCATCAGCCGCCAGATCGTCATTAGGGATTTGGAATCCCATTGCAAGAATGCGAGAGGCGATCGGCTCTGGCAGGTTGACTTGGGTAGATGCAAACTTGTGGGGGCCGGCAGTCTTTGTATTATCTAGATTGATCTTGGTACAGATTATCCCTAGTCGATTCTGGTCCTCACCCTCGGCGCTACGGTCGAACCATCTACCCATCAGCTCGTCGCGGTCCAAGTAGCCATAGTCGTCGGCCACTGACGGGTCCATGAAATACAGTCGCTCGGCATCGTAGCCGACCATCACGATGTAGTGGCCATCCTTACGCTCGGGATACTTCTTTGGATCACCCCAAGCCTGGAGGTCGACGATCACGGGGTTGCCTGCATCAACCGAGTCGATCAGATCCTGGATCATGAGGTTCTGTCTCGCCTCTCCTCGGATACCATGCTTGGCTATCGCTTGGACGATGCCCTCGGGGCTGGTGCCGTCTTTCGTAGTCTCGGCTAGCTTCGCTATATCGTCTTGGGTCGGAGGTTCAGGCTGGTAGTAGCCGACGATCGAGACGACGCAAGCAGGGCCACAGTAGTAGGTGTTCTCCTGGCGGACGAGGGGTAACTCGATCTTGATGTAAGAGGGTGGCTCCTTCGCTGCTGATTTGACCTGATAGAGGACAGACTTGTCGAGTCGTCGCAGACCCCTGGCGATGCTCCTGCCCTGCTCCTTGATGATCGGGGCTAGAGCGACAGCCAGCTTGTTCGTCGTCTGCTCAAGCAGCTGCTTATGGACCTCGTGGCTCACACGACGACGGACCGCTCGGAGCATCAGATGCTGCTTGACTTCCAGCGCAGCCTGAGCCGTCTGGAGCATCGTCTTGAGTACAGTCTGTCGTTCGGCTTCTTGCATGCTACTTGCTCAGGCTAGCGACGATCTGAGAGGCGATGACAGTCGAGTCGAGGGGTCTACGTAGCTCCTTGACGGCGAGGGTCAGAGCGAGGGTAGCCTGCTCGATCTCGCTCTCTGGTTTGTTCTGGGGCTTGCTGGGACGCCTACCTGGCTTGGGAGGGAGCTTGCCCGGCTCAGACTCCTTGGGGGCTTGGCCGCCTTGGGCCTCCTCGTCGGTAGGCTTCTCTCCTCCGAACTCTGGGGGTAGCTTGCCCGTCGGAGGTGCCTCGGGCGCGGTCGGGGGCTCGGGTTGCTCGGGAGGAGTCGCCAGCTTCTTCGCCAGCTCGTCGGAGTAGCCCATACCGATGAATAATGCTTCAGCCTGGTCTTCGCTCATCCCACCCTGAGCTAAGGCAGTCATCACGGCGACTACCTGTGGGACGGCAGCTGCACTGATCTCCTCCTCATTGCCGTCCTCATCAGGCGGGAGACCGAGGAGCTTGGCTCGCAGCTCGTTCTGGGTAATGTCGTTGTTCTGTCGGGCAGCCTTGAGATTGGACGCCTCCAGGCTCGGGTCCTTGGCTACGCACTCCTCCCACCATACCAGCGTCTTGACCTTAGCCTTGGGTAGCTCGGGCTTGCCGGCCTTCTCCTCCTCCTGAGTATCTCGGTTCTGGTCCTCGGTCATTAGGGTGGAGAGGATCGAGAGGAAGATGTTGACCTGCTCGAAGAAGCGAACCTCGATGTTATACGTCTGGGCGTAGCCGCCGACCCCTACGGGCTCCCCGAGGATGTAGGGGTGGACGCCGAACGCACTGAGGATACGGGTCTTGAGCGTACTCTCGGACTTCTCCCATCCGATCTCGGGCTGCGTGTTCTGGAACTTGGTGATGGACTCGATCAGGCCGTCGACGATGCCGACCTTGCCGTAGTTGGCGATCCCACCCATGACTCTCTGGATGGCTGAGTAGACCTGCCTCCGCTGGTTCATCGTCAGTCGAGGTCGGATGCCCCCGGGGACATCGTCGCGGGGCTCCTTGCCGACCGTCACGATCACAGAGGGGAACACCCCATTGTCAAAGAACTTCTCCTGGCATGTCTGGATACGGTCGTCGACTCGTATGGCGGCGCTCATCGAACCGGCCGGAGCCAGACACCCCATCGGGTCGGCGGGGTTGGGCATATAGGCCATCAGCATGTGGGCGGGGTCCACGAGGTGCTGCTCGGTGATGACCTGCCTCGGGTTGCAGACGTAGAACCCGCCGAACGGCCCCTTGGTATGGTCGGGGCGAACCCAGGTAGTCGGAACGCTGTAGTAGACGGGCTTGTCTCCGTCGTCGTCCTTGAGGATGTACGCCCGACCCGTCAGGCAGAGGTTAGCGACGAAGCTGTAGACGAACTGGAACCGATGCTGGAAGGAGTTGGGCTTCTCCAACACGTCTATGATGGGGTGGTCGGTAATCACCTCCAGCTCCTGCTTGGCGGCCTTGCTCCGCAGGTCCTTGGGCATACGTTCGAGGTAGTATGCCTTGGTGCCCGACATGGCACGGCGTCCGGTCTTCTCCGGCTTGGACATTCGCCCTACGCAGATCGGCTGGATAGCAGCCCGC